AGCTTGTTTAGTGTTCGTCCTGTACCTGATCCTGTTCTTCAGTCTCCTAGTTATGGATCGAAAAGTAAGATGGGGTTTCTAGTCGCATTGGTTGCAATGGTCTTAGTTTTCGTCCTATTGCTTCCGCTGATAGGGTCGATCTACTACGACACATTGGCTGCACAAAGAGAGAGCAAAATGCAGATTGAACGCATGGAGAGACTGCGCCAGCAATTAGAGTATGAACGCCAACAACTGGAGAAACATCGCAATGAATCAAAATAAGTTTTTGTACATTGTGATAGCAGTTTCATTACTTTGCGTCATATTACTTTCTGGATGCGAAGACAGATACCGATATATTTGCCAGAATCCTGACAAATTTGACCTCCCTGAGTGCCAGAAACCCAGGTGTTTGTTCACCCAAACCTGTCCTGAATATCTTGTAGCCCCTGTTTTGACCAACAAACCTGTTGAACCTCCAAAGGTAGAAGATGTTAAAAAGTAAACTGACACCAGATGAGATCGAAGTTAGGATTTGGGGATTCGTAGTCGTAATGATTACGCTAATCCTGGCAGGAATCGTGTTTGCCCTGCTTTATTCGGTGACTTTTGTTGTTCAGCCGATCAAGTCAATGGCCCCGATTGACCAAGCCTACACCAAGATGCTCAACGATATAGTTTTGCTAATCGTAGGTGGAATAGGCGGTATTGTGGGCAAAAGGGCTGTTGGCGCTGTCACTCAGACGATTGCTGGCTCTCCAAGCCCTTCTAAGCCCTCTGAAGCCCCTTCTAGCGCCCCTGTAAGCCCTTCTATCCCTGTTGTGCAGTCCAATGCCATGCCTGTTTGGGTCAATCCTCCCTTGGATGAGACTTGGACACCTCCACCGCCCCCTACAACCCCGCCAAACCACTTAGAACCTGATTCTGTGCGTGAGGAGATCGCCCAGGCAAGGAGAGAGGCGGCACTGGCATGATGATTCCTAATCCTTGGATGATTTTGGGGGCTATTACTGTCTGCACATCTGCCTACTTTTGGGGTCACCACAAGGGCTGGATTGCCAGGGATGGCGAGATGCAAGCAGAGATTGCCAGGAAAAACGAGCAATCTAGGGAGAAGGAGCGTCAACTCTCCCAACAACTGAACGAACAATCAACCAAACTTTTGGAGGCAAACAATGTCATTAGTCAGAAACAGTCTTCTTTGGATCGTGCTATTAGGGATGGTCGGTTGCGCCTCCAAACCCCAAGTTGTATACAAACCACCCCAAATGCCCCCACTCCCAGCGGAGATAGCCAAAAAACAAGAAGTGAACCTGACAGACAGGTTCCTGAAACTTCTGACTCCGACAGAGCAACCCTTGCCGCAATCGCAGAAATCATCGCCCAAGGCGACAGAAACACGGCCCAATTGAATGCGTGTATCTCTGCATACGAGAAAGCAATGGAGATAATCAATGGTAAACGCTGAACAACTCAAGAAACTTCATATTGGCCCTGAATGGGTGGATGCTCTAAATGAGACATTTAACACCTTTAACATCTCTACAAAGCGCCAACAAGCGGCTTTTATCGGTCAATGTGGACATGAATGCGGTAACTTCCGCATCTTGGAAGAAAACCTCAACTATCGGGCTGAAACCTTGATGAAACTATGGAAAACAAGGTTCCCAACACTTGAGATTGCCAACCAATATGCCAAGAATCCCAAGAAGATTGCCAACAAGGTGTATTCCTCACGCATGGGCAACAGGGATGAGGCATCTGGTGACGGGTATCGCTTCAGAGGCCGTGGTTGCATCCAATTGACGGGCCACGCCAATTATTTCCATGCTGGACAAGCCCTGGGAGTAGACTTTGTGATGGAGCCTGACCTTGTTGCCACGCCCAAGTATGCGGCACTGACTGCTGGATGGTTCTGGTCAACACACGACTGTAATCGCTTGGCAGAAGCTGCTGATTGGGTTGGATTGACAAAGAAGATCAATGGCGGGACTATTGGCCTAGATGACAGGATTAAGCACACTAACGAGGCTTTTGCTGTTCTCGGTTCTTGATGCTTTGCAAGAGGTATTGGCGCAACCAAGCAACACCTCCCAAACGCTTCCATTCAGCGTAGTAAGCAGGGGCAAGCCTTGCACTGATGGTTTTGGAGACTGAAGTTAATTCACTCTTAGGTCTTGGCATCGTTTCACCCAAAAATACGAATAAACTCTTTTTTAAGGTCTTCCATGTTGTTTATTCTGTGCGTGTAAAAGACTGCTGACCTTACAGGATAGGAAGGCCAATTCTTTAAATTGAAAGTGCAAGTCTCTACTGCCATAGCAAGGTCTGTAAAGAATAAATTGTTGGAATGAAAAGACTTTTTAACAATATCTCCAGCACGAACTTTTGCAATGATTAACTCATCTTCTGTGGCTTGACCATTGGCAAACCTTCTTGCCACATCAAGAATATCTCGCAACCTAATGTCTTCCAGTGGTGATTGAGCCTGATCTATAACCCATATTGCAAACAATCGAAACTCTTTCTCATGCCCAAGATATGATGGCAAACAATCATCCAAGAAATCTTGGAATCCAATTGCATCAATTATTTTCTCAAGATTCAAGTCTTCAACATCAGTATCTGTCTCTCTCAAATAATTTACTATTTGATGAAGTGTTTTGGGACTTGTATTGCTTTTCAGCAAATCATTAAAGGTGATGTTTAGCATGATGTTGTCTCATTTTGTTTTGCAAAGCAATGCTGGCTTGTGACCATTCTATAAATAGCTTATAAGATTCAGCGGTAAACCGCATGGTTTCATCCCCTTGAACAGCCTTATATTTGCTGTAAAGGTCATTCACTCTTTCTGACTCTTTGGCTATTTCATCTTGAGTCATTAGTTCTTCTCTAAAACAATTTCTTCAAGTTTTTTAGTTGCCATACAAAGGTCATCGTGCAAATAGTCGGGGAGCATATTTTTTGTGCTGAACGCCCATGACTCCAATGCCGATAACAGTTTGATAATGACAAGTGCTTCTTGTTTGCTCATGTGTTCATTTCCTTCAGTAAGGCTTCAATGGCTGTAAATACTTCATCATCTGATTTGTGGTCTAGCCATGAGCTGAATTTCTTTTTGTCATGGTGGTCAAGCCCAACCCATGTGCGCTGTGCCAGCAAGCGCATCACCTTGTCATTCAAAATTTCAATAGTTTCTTGGCAGTGAAAGCATTGAAGGTTTTGGATTAACTCTGTGCGCTGTGGTGGGTGGGTGTAAAGCTCTGCTTCGTGCATGAACTGTTTATCTGCAATCCAGTTAACTACGCCATGAGCTGCAAACGCCACAGGCTCTTGCTTCTCTGCCTCTGCGATGGCTTGGCGTAGGGATGCGATGGCTTCGTTGCATTCTTTCGTCATAGATGGCGACCATACTGGCGCACTGGTGTAATGCACGGCTTCTTCCAACGCCTCCAGCCCCTGTTTCATTGCTTCAATGTGTGTCATGCTTCACCTCTTGCTCGGATGGCTTTTGCTACACGATTTTTGGCTTCCATCGTAATGTCGTCTTGCTCACCGATAATCGGAGTTTCAGCAATAACGGCACACGCCTCACGCTCGGCCTCGACAGCTTTTTCGGCAAACTTACGCAGTTTTTCTGCACTATAGAGACTGCCCAAGTAACACCCATGAAAATGAGCATTACTGACAGTTGGCTTTGGTAGTCGCAACTTAGTCATGCTTCACCTCGTGCTCGGATTGCGTCAATAGTCCAATGGTCTTGATATTTTTCAGCCAGTTTCAAACACGCCTCACGCTCTTTGGCGGCGGCTTTCTCTGCTACCAGTTTGGCAAAGGATTCAAGTAATTCAATCCCTGTTTCAACTCGACCAAACGCTAATGACGGTACATTTGCACTGGGTATGCCAGCCTGTATAGCCATCTCAATAATTTCATCTTGTGTCATGCTTCTTCCTCCAGTGGTACATCACGCCATTCGCCATCAAGAATGTTGTTGTGCAAGGCATCGGTGATATTCTCAATTTCCCACCATTGCTGGAGGATGCGGACTTTGTGCGGGTGCGTAAAGTGCTCGCCATTGCGTGAATAACTATCGCGCTCAATAAAGCGCAGTTTTGGTGTTGGTGTCATGCTTCCCTCGCTTTCAAATAGTTATCTACATCCTCTATGGTTCCGACTTGCCAGTAGTAACCTTCATGCACTGTCAGCAATGCGCCGTCAGATGTGAGACGCATACGCTCATTGGTGTTCTCAACTGCGCCAGCACGAACAGATATGTATCGCTCGTCTGAACAAGGCTCAACAACAAGTCCAGCTTTTCGGGCTTTCTCCATTACTTGATCTCTTGTCATTGTTCTCTCGCTTGCAGCATTGCGTCTGCCACGGCATAAGCATTTTGAGCGACTTCAAAATCAGTAGATGGGTAAATACTTTGTTGAATCCAAGCTATAACAGTGGCTTGCATCGCCTTGGCCGCAAAGTAATCGCGCAGGGTCATGCCTGCCAACTGGCTAGACGCTTGCTTTAATTGCTCTGCGGTAAATTCGCCTGTCTCATACATTTTTGCGACCACCTCAGTGTGTTGATAAGCCTGTGGAAACGCTGGCCCACCTGTTTTTTTGTTCATCGCTTCATCCCCCTGATAAACACAACAAACGATGCCACTGTGTCTCTGCCAAATGGCTCATTAAACCTTGTCTCCAACTCATTGGCGATTTCTTCAATCACAGCATTGCGCTCCATGTTTTCAGCGTAGCGCATGATCTGATGCTTGCGTGACCCCTGCAAACCCCAATCACCTTGACGCTTTGCCAATTCCTCAAATGCTTCGTCTTCTTCAGTTCTCATGTTGGGCTTCCTCATGCTTGATTGCTTTGGCTTCATCAGTCCAGATCAGCCCACAAACAGTGCAACGATAAGCAACACCACTGTTGACCCTGATCCTGTCATCCATGACCCCAGGCTGCTGAACTGTGTATGTGTCAATCTTCTCAATCATCATCAAACGCTTTTTTGTCGTTCTCGTTGATTTCATGCTTCAGATATGCCAAATCAGCATAAGACAATTCATCAGTAATGTCCTTGATTTGCAAATTAAAGCGCATCCACTTCACAGTCTTTTCACACATTGCCAAAAGACCCACAGATGAATCGCCTTCATGCCATTCATAATCAACCTCAATGCGGTCAATCTCTGGATTGAAGTCAGGGTCATCCCACTCAAAAGGCACAAAATCAATTGTTCTCATCATCAACTCCTATCAATTCAATGTCTTGTGCGGCAAGGAGAGCATCCAAAGCCACAGATTTGAGGATTACAAGGGCTTGTTCTGGCATGGATGGATTGA